ATTTCGTTGCGGGAAAGAATCAAACACTAACGGTCTTGCGGAAGCAAATGCCGCTAGAAAGGCAGAAGCTGAAAAACGTTTAGCAGAGCGTCTCCCGGACTTTGGCCTTGATTACCTTGGAGGGTATACTAGCTCCAATGGAAAGGCTCTCGTGCGGTGTCGCCGGTGCGGCTATGAATATGAGCGCACGTTAGGATTTCTGAAAAAAGGCATCGTGCCGGATTGCGTGGAATGTAAAAGGCGAGAGGCAGATGCAAAGCGGGAGGAAGACGCTAAAAGGCGTGCTGAAAAAGAACAAGAGAAACAAAGGGCAGAGGCTGAAAAAGCCGATGCTCTTTTTCATTTACTGAATGATAAAACACATGTGTGTTCTGTGTGTGGAAAGAATTTCAGCGTTTTGGAGTTTGTGGATAGCAAGGGCCTGAAGCTGACTCCGACTGCCCCGAAATACTGTTCAAAAGAATGCAATCGTAAAGCGTTGAACAAAGCTCGCAAAAAATCACCGTCTGGAAAAACAGGAAATTATTATAATCGCGCTAGAAAATACGGATGCGAATATGTTCCCGGAATTACGCTAAAGAAACTAGTGGCGCGTGATGGCCTGACATGTCGAATATGCGGTGGTATGTGTGACTGGAATGATCGTTCGTGGGCGGGATGCTTTGGGCCGACATATCCGAGCATTGATCATATTATACCGATGGCAAAGGGCGGCGGGCATGTTCCGAGTAATGTGCAAGTCGCTCATGTTATTTGCAATTCTGAAAGTCGCGATTCCATGATTAAGGTGTACAGCCATAGGCGAGGCCAGCTGACATGAAAGCATCAAAAGAACAACAACTTCATACTTTGGAGAACGCGATTCTGGCGATGCGTGACAAAATCGAGGAGCAAATCCCGATATTCAAGCAAGAGCCGTTATCGCAAAATGTGACAGTCGGAACCGGCGAGAGTATGGTGAGACAGAATCCAACGGTTTCCGAATTTCGCGCACTTGTAAAGGATTACGGGCAGGCAATCAAGCTGTATCGCGAGTTGTCAGCAGACAGCGCCACTGTTGATTCAAGCGCTCTTGAAACCCTTAGGGCAAAGTTTAAGGTGATCTCATGATGGGATGCACAGAAGCGCGGATCTACACACCGCCGCTCCGGGAGCTGACCCCCGACACGTCACTGGGCTTTGCCTGCATTGAATATGCCAGGACGGTTTTAGGCAAGACGCTTTACCCGTGGCAGGAGTGGGCGCTGATCCACTCGATGGAGATAATCGGAGAGCTGGGCGGGGAATGGAGATTCCGTTTTCGCACGGTTCTCTTTTTGATATCCCGGCAGAATGGAAAGACGGTGCTGTCCGAAGTGATTGCATCGTTCTTTTTGAACGTTCTGGGCGTTGACTCCATCTTTGGAACGTCGCTCAGCCTGGACAAGGCGGAGGAGGTATGGGAGGCGGTCATCGCTGACCAGGAAGGCATCCCGGAACTGTCATCCAGCATTGACCGGGTGAGCCGCACGAATGGAAACAAGCGGCTGATCCTGACCGGCCTCCGGCAGTACAAAGTGGGAGCGCCCACCCGCCGCGCCGGTCGTGGCGACAGCAACGACCTCGTGATGCTGGACGAGATCCGCGAACACCGTGATTGGGAGACCTGGGCCGCGGCGGCTGCGTCCACGAATGCGAAGCCGAACGGCCTGATCGTATGCTTCAGCAATGCGGGCGACCCTGACAGCATCGTCCTGCGTCAGCTTCGGTCATCGGCTATCGCAAAGATCACCGGCGCCGCGGCTCAGGACTTCGGCGGAGATGTGGATGACTCCGGCCTCGGCCTATTTGAGTGGTCCGCCCCGGATGGGGCGGCCACGGATGACATTGAAGCCCTCGCCCAGGCTAATCCAGCGCTGGGCTATGGGCTATTGACGGAGCGGGCGCTGATGTCCAATCGGCAGACGTTCCCGGAGAACAAATTCAGATCCGAGTGCATGTGCCAGCAGGTGGAGACGATCCTCCCGAACCCGTTCCCGGATGGAGCGTGGGCGGGGTGTCTTGATTCTACGTCATGTATCGCGCCGGAGTCGGAGCTTTTCTATGGCATCGACCTGTCCCAGGATCGCCGGTGGTGCTCCATCGGCGTGTGCGGCCTGCGAGAGGATGGAAACTATCACATTGAGGTCGTGGCGCGGCGTATCGGCACGGAGTGGGCACTTGACTGGTTCCGGGCACGGGCAATGCGCGGGAAAATGCGTCTTGCGTTCCAGAGCCGCGGCGCTCCTGTCTCCGGCCTTGCGGAGCAGATATGCACTTTGCAGGGCGTGGAGCGGTGCGCGGTGGAGGGTGCAGACCTCACAAACGGCTGGACACGCTTCTGGGACGCGGTTGCGGCCTCCGCCCCCGGTGACACAGAGCGCGGCGGCGTTAAGGTGTTCCATCTGGAGCAGCCTGTCATGGATCTCCCGGCGAAAACAATGCAGCTACGGAACATAGGTGGCGGTATTGAACTGCCTGACCGCATGAAAAGCCCGGATGACATCGCACCGCTGTACGCCTGTGTCATGGCATTCGCCGCGGCCACGAGGATCCAGTCGGAAAAAACAAAAACATACCAATCGGCATACGTTACGGCGATGCCGGTTTTTATTTAATCAGATGGAGGTGGGGTAATTGCCCAGCATTGCAGAACGCTGGCGGGCTTTGTTCCGACCCAGGATGATTGTGATGAGCATGGGCGGAGATGCGCCCACTCAGGTAATCAACTATGACGCCCGGCGGCTATATCAAACTCAAGATAATCTCAAGGCTGTCGTTGACTTCATGTCGAATAGCATCGCACAGCTCCCGCTCAAGACATACCGCCGGGATGGAGAGACGGAGAGAATCCGCGACCGTGACAGCACCGCGGCGAAACTCCTATGGAGACCGAACCGCGACCAGACAAGCTATGAATTTATCCGCGGTTTGACCACGGAATACTTCATTTTCGGCGCTGCTTATGTATGGTTTCTCCCGGATCCTGATGCTCCGAGCGGGTATCAGCTCCGCATCATTCCCTCCGAGTGGGTGAAAGACGTGGACGGTGACACGGTTTATGCTCCGTCCATGATCCATGTCCAGGCGAGCGCGGACGCAAAGCGCATCGACATCCCGCGTGATGAGTTTGTGCTGTTTAGGACGTACAGCCCTGGCAATCCAGGCGGTTTTGTTTCCCCGGTGTCCGCCCTGCGGCAGACGCTCCAGGAGCAGATCGAGGCGGCGAACTTCCGCAAAGAGCTGTGGCACAGCTCCGGGCGGCTCAATGCTCAGATCATCCGTCCCAAAGACGTGCAGCCCTGGGACGATGAACAGCGGCGCAGATGGACAACCGCATTCCGCGAGGCGTGGGGTGCGGGTGGTTCAAAGGCCGGATCCATCCCCGTGATGGAGGACGGCATGGAGATCAAGCCGTTTCAGACGTCTTTCAAAGAACAGCAGTGGGCTGAGTCCATCAAACTGAGCCGGGAATCTGTAGCGGCGGCTTATGGCATCAATCCCAGCCTGATCTGGCACAGCGACACGCAGACTTATGCGTCCAGCAAGGACAACGCCAGGGCGCTCTATGCGGAGTGCCTGGGGCCTGTGCTTCAGATGCTCCAGCAGCGGATTAACTCGTTCCTGCTTCCGATGGTTGGAGCGGATGAATCCACCTATGTGGAGTTTGACCTCACCGAAAAGCTAAAGGGCAGCTTCGAGGAGCGGGCGTCCATCCTCCAGTCCTCTGTCGGTGGCCCCTGGATGACGCGGAACGAAGCGCGAGCCGACAACAATCTGCCTCCCATTGAGGGCGGCGATGAGCTTATCGTGCCGCTGAACGTCATCGAGGGCGGACAGGCATCCCCGACCGATACCCACATGGACGAGCAAACGCCCATGGGGACGGTGGAGACGGAGCCGAAATCCATCACTCCGCTGGAGAAGATGGCGAAGTCCGTGCAAGAAATCCGCATCAAGGGCGCGGCGACTGATGAAGAGCAGGACGACATGGCTGACGTGCTGGCAAAGTTCTTCAAGCGTCAAGCGGCTTCGGTGCTTCCGAAAATCGGCGCTGGCCGTGACTGGTGGGATGAAGACCGATGGAATGCGGAACTTGCGGACGACCTGGAACCGCACATGAACGCCATAGCGGATGCTCACGGTGCGGCGACCTCTGCGGAGCTGGGCACGGAATACGATCCCGAGATCACCCGCAAATATCTCCGGGCAATGGCCGAAGGCCGCGCACGGGCCACGAATGACAAGACCCGGGACAAGCTGGAGGACGCTATCGAGGACGAGGATGAGGAAATCACCCCGGCCTCTGTGATGGAGAAACGCGAGGAAACGGAGTCCCCGATGCTCGCACAGTCGCTCGCTACCGCCGTGGCCGGGTGGGCTTTGCTTGAATCTGTCCAGCAGGCGGAGCGGCAGGGCTATTCCCGCACGGTGGAAAAAGAATGGGTGACGGGCGTTAATCCTCGCGAGTCCCATGCGCTCATGAACGGCGAGCGCGTGCCTTATGACGAGCCATTTTCCAATGGCGCGAAATGGCCGGGCGATGATGTTCTCGGCCCGGATGAGACGTGCAACTGCAACTGCCGCACAGATGTGATTATAGGAGGTTAATCATGGATCTGAAATACAAATCCTTTGAATCTGCTTTGGGAGAATCGGGGACGATCTCCGGGTATTTCTCCACCTATGACAAGACCCCGGACAGCTACGG